ATTCATCGTAAAGAAAAAGATTATGTGCTTCTCGGCCTTCGCCGAGTTGTTGGCATGTTTCAGCATTTGCATTATCACGAAAGCAAAAACAGTTTGACAGCAACTTATGTTCTTTACGACTCAGGAATGACTCGCTGGTTAATGGAAAACTTTGGCAAGTTGGCTGAAGGAAAGAAAATCCCGGATTGGGTTTTTGAATCAGGAAAAGATTATATCGATGGTTTGTTGTGCGGCTATTACGAAGGCGATGGGCATATCTGCAATGATGCTACAACAATTACTTGCCACTCCATTTCCATGTCGCTCTTAATACAGATTAGAGATCTTCTTGCGTCGCGCAAATATGGATGGGCATCGCTGTATTTTAAGCCGGCAGGGACTTATTACGGTAGAAACTGCCATGATCAATGGTCACTTAATTTAAACAGCTTGTACGCAAACAGATTTAGAACGGCAATGGGATGGAATACATTCGAGCGTACAGACTATAAATTGGATGCTTCGGACGTTCGCTGCAAGCATGCGCCCAAGCACTGGCACTATTCCGCCGATGAAAAGTTTATCGACATCCAAATTTTTAACAACAAAGCTGCGTTTTCCGATTCCTTCTTCGATTTGGAAGTGGATACTCCTGAGCACAGCTTTTGCACAGTCCATTGCTGCGTAAAAAACTCAGAGTTGGCCGATATACCTAAACCGAAGAAAGTGATCGAGGAAGGTCTACTTAGGGCCACCCACTCATCGCGCAACTTGTTTTTGGTTTTTGAAGGAACCGGTGGTGGTAATACCGGCTGGCTAGCCGATACTTGGCGCGCATCCAAAGAAGATTGGCCAAAGGGGCGCTCCCGCTTGTGCCCAATCTTCATTCCTTGGGTTATGGTGCCAGATCTATATCCCGAAGATGATTGGCTTCGAAAATTTCCTATTCCAGGCGGCTGGCAACCAACCGATGCAACGCGTAAACATATAACGCGTTGCGAACTCTATGTTCGTAACACCTCATATTTAACTAAAGTTGTTGGCAAGGATTGGCGGATGCCAATTGAGCAAAAATGGTTTTGGGAATTTAATTATCTCCAAGCATGTAAGAACCATACCCAAAAAATATGGCTAGCACAAATGGCTGCCGATGATTTTGAAGCCCTAACTGGTGTTTACGACAGCGTTTTTGATTCTGACGTAATTGATCAAATCGAAAAGTATGTTTATGAAATCCAGCCCAATGGAAGAGCGGAAAGAAAAAATCCTGTTCAAGCATACGCGATTACTGGCGATTCAATTGTCAAAGAATTCTATCCAGATGAATCGATCATTGACTACGAAAAGCAACATATTCGCGTTAGTTGGACTTCGGACCGCGGGCAAAGATTTTTCTGGACGCTGGTGCCCTTAAAAACGGTAGACGAAGAAGACGAAAACGATACCCTGGACAAACTGCTGGTTTATGAAGAACCAAAACCGGGCTGCGACTATAGCTGCGGAATTGATACAGCCGACGGCTTGGGAAAAGAAGACGAAGACCGTACTTGCGTTTCAATGACGCGCAATAGATTTGGCGATGAGTGCGACGTTCAGGTTTGTGAGCTAACTTCAAATCGAATTAATTCGGCGCAAATCGTAGGTTTTGCGGCATGTTTAGCTGCATGGTATGGCGAACGAACTAAAAATCCGCTGGGCGTCAAATTTTGCGTAGAGCAGATTAGCCGACCTGGCGATACTTGCCAGCACCAGCTCAAGCTGATGGGATTTCATTACCATCACAAACCACGGCGATACGACAGCAAAAAAATTAAAGACGATTCCGGAAAGAAAGAGGGATGGTTTTCAAATGTATGGAGCGTGCCAATTTTGATGACGCGCTTTACGGAAGCTGTAAATGGCGGTTGGTATCGACCCTCGTCTAGGTGGTTGATTGAAGAACTTAAAACCCTAGAGCGTCATGAGGCTGCCGGCAGGGCTTCAAAAATGGTTCATCGCAGTGGCTACCATGATGATCGTGTGCGCGCGGCCGCGCAATCGTACTTTACGGTTCACGACATGGATGTACTTGCGGATCGTGCGCAACGTCGTTATTCGCCGCCAACGAGTCTAAATCCGCCGCTTTGCCGCGCAACGTGCTCGCTTAATGCCGTTGCTGTAGGAGGATGGGATTGAAATGAAAAAAGAGTTAATCCATTTGGGAAAATGGCTAAACGTTCAGCGTGATGAAGATAAAATGTTTGTTCACTTATTTTGGAAAGAACTTGTTTTTAATTTGGGAACGATAGTTAAAGAAAAAAATGGCGATATAACTGTGCAAAAGCGTGTTTGGGGACTTCAAGGTCATTCTTGGTTACAAATAGTTCGACTTGATCGTCATTGTTTTGCCGAATTGGGTTGGTGGAAAAAGCAACAAAAGTTTTTTTGTGAACAGGAAAAAGCTATTCAAAAGGGAAAAAGGCTTCATCCAACTATGATGACGCCTATGCAGCGTCATGACCAAACCGCAAAAGTTGTTCGCAAGATGCGGTGGAGCAAGACGTTTGTTGAAGCAATGACCACGCCATTAACTTTACAAGCTTTGGAAAGCGGAGGAATTGTAAACAGCTTACTTCCAGTAAATGATGATGGAATCGATTCGCAATTTGTTTTAGATCCTGAAGAATTTAAGCGATTGTCTCGATTGACGCAAAAAGATTTGCGAAATAAATTTAGGAAAATGCGAGCTAAATGGCTTCAATCAAAAAACCAATTTAAGTTGGATAAACCGGAGGCGTAAAGTGCTTGGCAAAAAAATTGTATTTTGGTTTAATCCGATGACTTGCGAATGGCGAATGGGGCTACCCGAGGTTTATCCAGCACCAGATGGATTCGAAAAAGTAGTGTGTAATACGGCGCACGAAGCCGAACTATGTTCAGAAAGAATGCGCATATGGGAAGCAATGAACGGCGAGATAGAAGATCAAAAGCGCGAAATGGTTGAAGGCCCAATGCGGGATGCACTACGCAAGGAAATTTTATGGTTGGCATCAAATGCGCGCAATTCTATTAACCGGGAATTTTTGGAACGGCATTTAGCAAATTATGACAAAAAAGAAAATCGTACAAAGCAAAAACGTGTTAGTTATTTACACAGCGAAGCTTACGAACAGGGGCGATAACTAACTTGCTGTAGACAAAAGATCGAATTGTTTTACTATGCACAATAGCAGCTTACCGAGGAGGAAAGCAGTTATGAATGGAATTAGATACCACGGCATGGCAGGCCCCGGTATTTGAGTCGTCCCCCAGCGTTCGCGCTGGATGGATTGAAGAACAAATTCAAGAGGGCGAAGGGTTTTTGGAGGGCCAAACCTGCTTCAAGAATTTGGGCGTCAATCTGCGTGTGTTTGATGCGATTTTTCGCGATAAGTCGCGTTCGACCCTACTGACAAACGAACTAAAGTATGACATCCGTAAATTCTGCGAAACTTTGGCGGAAGTACGTGAAATTGCAGCCTATGGTTCTGACTTTCCTGCTTATAAAAAATTTGCAGAAATGCTTACCAAAGTTGCTAGAGCGGTCTATCTAGAGTCAGATTTTCCCTTTCAGATTCTAAAAGTCTTGCAATATGCCAGCGTGATGGGCATTGGCTATCTGTGGCCAAAAGTTCGCGCTGATGAATATGGATATGGCGAACGTAAGATTGTTTTTGAAGCGTTAGGGCTTTTGGATGTTGTTCCGGTACAAATTCCGCGAACCAATGATGTGCAAGACGCCTATGCGGTAACAATTTACGATTACATGCCAATCGCAGAAGCACATGGCAGATTTCCGCTTTACCAGGGACTTTTACAAACAGTTGGGCCGCGTAGCTACAAAACGCAAGTTCAGGCGAGACGCTTGGATTATGCTGAACGCTATCGCTATGGCGAACAAGGGCGTAGTTTTGGAAATCTCTATACGGAGATCCGCTATACGTTTATTCGCGATCTTCGTATTAATACTACGGGCTTTGAACTGCCGATGGGCGATCCGGGCACCAGCTGGTTTTACAAAGTTCCTTTTGTTGGCCAAATGATTTTTGGCGGCATGCATAACGGTATGCCTTTTATGCGTCCGGCAAGTGTTGAAGATTGCCGCGTCTATCCCAATCTGCGGCTCATCATCACTTCTGCTGGCTTGGATCGGCCAATGTACGATGGCCCGGCATTTGATTGGGACGGCAAGATGCCGGTCATCCAATACGTCGTAGATGATTGGGCGTGGGAACCGCTGGGAAGATCTTTGGTCGGCGATGTTGGCTCAATCGAAATTACAACTCGGAAAATTGAACGAAAAATCGATCAAGTGATTACGGCTACGCTAAATCCCCCGATCGGCTACGATCACACCGCAACCGGCGGCCCAAAAATCGAGCACTTCGACATTTTTGAAGAAGACGTTCGATATGGCGTTGATGGCGAACCCAAAAAAATCATGCAGTCGATTTTGCCTGAAGAAGTTCGCGTTAATAGTGAGCATTTTAAATTTTTGGAATACTTGAAAAACTGCAAGCAATCGCAACTTGGATTGCAGGATTTGGGAAACTTGCAAAATATGAAAATGAATCTGGCCAATGATACGGCCGATAAGATGCTCGAATCGATTGGGCCCATTGCAAAGGGCATTGCGGCAAGAATTGAAAAAGCCAATAAAGCGATTGGTTATCGCATGAAATTTCTTATTTTGCAATGGTTTAACGTAAAACGGATTATGGAATACGTGGGACCGGATCAACTCGATAGGACGGTATTCGACTTTAATCCGGATGATCTGGTTCCTAGCCATATGCCGGATGAGCTTATTAACGGCGTATTCCCGGAAAATCCATCCCAGTATGATCGGCTAACGCGCGCTCGTTGGTTTGCTAAACAAATACGCTTGGTTTCCGTTCCTAGTACATTGCTGCGCATTACGCAGATGCAGGAACAGATGAAGTATTTGCAGCTAAAACGCGGGAATGCGCCTATTTCATGGGCAACGGTAATGAAGAAACTCGATGTGCCGAATTACGGCGATGTTCCCGGCAATACTGAACGCGAAAAATGGTTTAACGAAGAAATTGAAATGCAAAAACTCAAAATTTTAGCTGCCGCGGCTGCTCAGCAGTTAATGCAGCAACTAGGAATTCAAATTCCGCAAGAAGGCGGTGAAAAGGGTGGCGGTAAAGGTGGCGGTGGGGGAAAAGGCGGCGGCGGCCGTCCCCCGAGCGGAGCAAAAGCGCCAAAGTTAAAACAAAAAGGGTCTCAAGGCGGCAGTCCTAGAACCGTTGTAAGTGAATCTTAGGCGAATGACTTATTTTGCCGATAGCAAGGAGATTGAGCATGACTGTTGGAATCAAAGTTCAAAAAGATTACATCTTGACTGAGGTAAGTGTTAGTTTACCAACTAATGTCGCCGAGGTCGATGAATTGCTTAAAGCGATCGGAACGAATGGGAAAATGGCGATTCAGTATAACCAGGGCACTGTGCAAGGAGTTAATGTGGAGCAGCGAACCAAAATTCCGGAGCATTTAGTTGATCAAGTTCGAAACTTGTTAGGCATAGGTACAAAAATTTTGTAATTAGTGCTTGACAAACAACTAAATAAGTCATATATCTCAAAAAGATATTGAGATGCATGCCCCCCCTCCTTGGGGAATAAGCAATGGCTCAAGACCGAAACGGCCTTGAGCCGTTTCTATTTCAACCCAAGGAGAACATCATGGCAAAGAGACGTCGTGTTAAAGCTATGAAGGCGAGCCATCTGAAACGGGGCCGCAAGGGCCGTGGTCGCAAGGGCCGTGGCAAGAAAAGCGCCATCAAGGCTTAATTAAATGGCGACTACACCCACACCAATGCCAGATCAACAAGCCCAGGGCGCCGCTCCCCCCCAGGGAGGCGGCGCGCCTCCGCAAACTCCTTCCCAGTCTGATGCCTCGCAGCAACCGCAGCAAGCGCCTTCGCAAGCTCCTGGTACCGATCTACAAAGATTACTAGCTCAGTGGTACCAGGTTGTTAAGCAAATGGCTGCATCTGATCCTCGTCTTGCCGCAGGCGCCGAAAAAGTTTCTCAAGGCATTCAAGATATGCAGACGGCACTTATTACGCCGCCGCAGCCTACGCCTATGGGTCAACAACCGCAATATTGAAAAATTCGGGAGAAAACACTGTTATGGCCACTGTTCAAGAAATACTGAAACAATCCGGTTTTACCGATGAGCAAATCGCCGCAATCGACGCTAAGGCTGTTGAAGCTTTTAGCGGCGTATTGACGACCGCGGAACAGGAACGCCAAGCTGCACAGCAAGCTGCGGCAAAAGCTGAGCAGGAAAGAAAAGCCGCCGCTGAGGCAGTGACTAAGGCTGAACAAGAACGCAAGACGGCCGCTGAGGCAAAAGAAGCGGCCGAAGTCGCAGAGCGCAGCTATCGTCAGTTCTACGACGAAAGTATCGCGCCTGCACTTAATACATGGGGTACGGAAAAAGCTAATTTAGATGCGCAAATCGCGTTTTATAAAACTCAAAATGAGTCGGCGCGAAGCGGAGGATTTATTCCGCAGGATGCGCCAGGGTATCAGCCGCAAAACTTACCAGCACCAGCCGCTTTACCCAACCAAGTACGCGATGCGAAAGGCCGCTATGTGGCTGGCACGGGCGATGGGACGCCTGGCTCTCCGGTCTTTTCAATGGAGGCCATTGACGAACGCTTGGGTGCCGGCATCAGCAATGTCGGTTGGGCAATGCAGGAATATGCGCGGCTGAGCGGTGGTCAGTTTTTGCCCGACAGTTTTGATGTCTTAGCGAAAGAAGCATCAAACGCTCGTTTGCCATTCCGCGATTATGTGGCGCGCAAATATGATTTCGCTACTAAGCAAACAGCGTTGCAGCAAAAAGCGCAACAGGCACACGATGCCGAAGTTGCTGCCGCTGCGCAAAAGCCTTTGCAAGAGCAGTTAGCCGCCAAAGATAAAGAAATCCAAGAAAAACTGGTGGCGAAAGATAAGGAATGGGCGGAAAAGATTGGCTCGAACCCGGATGTTCGCATTGCGCAACCATCGCGATTTGCCGATGTAGCGCGTGCCGTAAAGGCCAATGAACGCCCCGATCCGTTGAATTTGAATGAGCAGCAACGTCGGCAGTCTACTTCGCAGTCCATTCATCAAGAAATTACGGAGCAAGCAGTAGCGGCGTAATGAGGCGACGTTTTGAATTTGTAAGTTGAGACACATGCCCCCCTTCGGGGAACAAGCAATGGCTCAAGTCAGCAATGGCTTGAGCCATTTTTATTTTTAGGCATGAAAGCTTGATTGCAATGAATAACTGGACAAGGCCAAACAAACCCGAGCTTGAAGCCACAAAGATTTCTACCGCGACTGATATCGCATGGTCCGCAGGAATCTACGAGGGCGAAGGGACGTGCCGGTTGTGTGGGCATACCAAACGCGGATTTATGGTTACTGTTCCACAAAAAGATCCGGAACTTCTTTATTGGTTGCGTGATTGGTTTGGCGGAAGTATCCGTGGCCTAAATAAAAGCGGTTGCCATTCTTGGGAGATTTGTGGCGATCGCGCGCGTATTTTTATAGCTCTTATTTACGAATTTTTGACGGCACGGCGTAAGGGACAAGTCGATGCAACTAATAGCTTGGAGTTTTTAAAAGGAAAGTCTACAAGCGGACTTTCGATGGATTTTTTAAAAAATAGTCTCCTTTCGTTTTATGAAGAGGAACGGGAACGGCGTAGTAGCCCAACTGCTAAAGCGCGTAGGGAGCAAAAAGCGGAATATTACCGGCGCAAAGCATCTGATCCAGCTTGGCTTCAAGCAAAGAACGAAAAAGCTCGAATTGATTGGAAAAATCGAAAGGAGCAGCATACGGCAACAGTTCAAAAAGTTCTAGCTATTGCCTAGCTGGTCGTGATTATGCCACAAGATCCTCTGTATAACGAGATTGACGCTAGTAACCTCGAAAGCGTCCGCAAAAATGTAGTTTATAACAACTTGTTCGTGGATACCCCCTTTCAGGCTAAGTTGCGTCGTGCTGGTGTTTGGGACGAGTTCCTAGGCGGCGCGGGCATGATGGAAGGCATCCTGTACGGGCGTACGCAGGGTGCAGCGGTGAATCCTGGCCAGACCGTGACGGTTACGCGCCAGCAGATCAACACCGGCATCAAGTTCCTGCCGAAGGCGTATGCGACCTGGTATCCGCTGGATGACTGGGAAATGGATGATGGCTCCGGCACCGGAGGCGTTATCAATTCCGGCCCGTCGCGGATTGTGGATGAGTACCAGCTCTTCATGGAAGCCATGGTTATGACCATGAACACCATGCAAGAGATGGATTCGTTCCGCCACGGCCAGCCTTCTTCGACGACCGTTCAGGACAATCGTATTAAGACGATCAATGGCCTGGATGAAGCGCTGAATAACGGAATTGATCCCTCGGTGTACGGCAACATTTATACCACTTACGGTGGCCAGGCGCGCAATGGAAATATTGGTACAGCGCTAAATACCACGCCGCTGTATTTGGGTACATCGACTGGCGCAACTGGTCAAATTGATTTTGCGGCGCTGATGCAGCTTTGGTCGCAGTGCAAAGTGACCGGCGGCAATCCGACGTTGGGCATTACAAACGTGTTTGGATTTAAGGCTGTTGCGGTTGCGCTTGATGCGCAGCGTCGCGATATTTCGAATACCAAGCACGACATTAAGTGGGATGGTCTGAACTTTAACGGCGTTGACATTTATGCCGATCCGTTAGCTCCTTCCGTTCAGGCTCAAAACTATCTTGAACTGGCACCAGCCAATGGCGCGGCTGGAAACACAAATCTTGCTGACGGCGTTGGATCGAGCACGGCGACGGTTTCGTTTACCACGCCGCAGTTTACGAAGAATGGCGCTCCTGTATCTGTATCGCCGACCGGTTCTGGGTTGCCTTCGAATGCGACGATTCAGCCGTCTGAAGTGCTTTATTTCCTGGAGCCAGAAAGCTTCAAGATCCGCCCGACAAATAAGAAGGGTTGGAACTTTGGACTGCGGCGCGCGCCCATGCCGAACAACGTGAGCATTGATGCTTTGTTCATGCGGCTTGGCACCAATTTATACAACACCCAGCCGCGGCATTCCAATTACGCGTTTGGATTTACTGCCTGAAGTTAGGAGAAAATCATGCCCTTTCAACCGATCGTACCTACTTGGTTGGCATGGAATAACGGAAACTTTACTTCGCCGACTGCGATTACGGATTTCCGTACTGGCCAACCGTTTGCGGCTGGTGGACTAAATCTTGGCGATTTCTTTGACGCTACTAACCAAGAAGCTTACCAAGGTTCATATACGACCAATGGCATTTTGTTTGCTGGGCGTTATCGCTTTGTGCAAGTCGATTCTGGCGCCACGGCGGCAAATGTGAAGACCGGAACCGTTGGCTACGTGCGCGCTGGGAGCACTGTTGCTAGCGTTGTGATTACGGTAGCCGGCACAGGCGCGACAACGGGAACCTATAACATTGCTGCAACTGTTGGCAGCGGCGGCGGCTTTAATGCGGTGATTCAGGTTGTTGTTGGCTCTACGGGAACGATCACCAGCGCGACCGTTGTGCAGTCTGGCTACGGCTACACTTCTGTTCCATCGTTCTCGCTGACGGTGACCGGTACAAATGGCGGCACGGTCGCTGCGCAGCTAAACACCACTCCGAATCTTGTGACTAGCTACGACGTTGCTACGGCTGGTAATGCTGCGTTGCCGGGTGTCGGCACCGTTCGGCCGGTTGTGTTCTTGAACTCGATTACGCCGGGCAACTACGGCTTTGTTCAGGAACTTGGCACGGCAACGGTCTTGGGCAACGCGACAATTGGTACGGCAAATGTCGGCGATTGGGTTAATACCATTGGCACTGGCGCGGCTGGAACAGTTACATCGACTGCTGCAAGTGGATCTCCGATTGCCGCGACTGTTGGTCAAGCGGTTGATAAACCTGTTGCCTCCAATCTGTTCAAGATTTACATGAACGGCGTGCCGGTAGTCCAGGACTAGTTGCGATTGGGAGCAAGCAGCAATGCTTGCTCCCGAACATTGCCATCGAGTCATTGCAGTAAGGAGCAACCATGGTTCTCACAGCGATCGTAAAAGGCAGTGGCGCTGGTCCACTCTATCCGGAC